GTAGGAGATTTGCCTCAATCAATCAAAGATGCTGCCAAAAGCAAAAAACCATACGTTTTAGATAAAGAAAAAACTTTGGTGTTCCATTATAAAAAAGATGATTGGTCAACATGGGCTTATCCCATGATATATTCTATAATGGATGATATATTTTTAATCGAAAAATTAAAGTTAGCGGATTTAGCAGCTTTGGATGGGGCTATATCTAATGTTCGAATTTTTAAATTAGGTAGTTTAGATCATAAAATTGCTCCAACTCAGGCTGCAACAGCTAGGCTCGCTTCTATATTACAAAATAATGTTGGTGGCGGTACAATGGATTTGGTTTGGGGTCCAGATATTGAACTTTTAGAATCGAAAACTGCTGTTCATCAATTTTTAGGAGAAGGTAAATATACTCCTCATCTTAATAGTGTTTATGCCGGCTTAGGTATACCTCCTACACTTACCGGCACATATGGAGCCGCTGGCACAACTAATAATTTCATTTCTTTAAAAACCTTAACTCAAAGATTACAATACGGTAGAAAAATTCTTACTTCGTTTTGGAAACATGAATTGTCTTTAGTTCAAAAGGCTATGGGTTTTAGATTGCCAGCAAAAGTAGAATTTGACCGAATGGATCTTAGTAACGAAGACGCTGAGAAAGCTTTATTGATACAGTTGGCAGATAGAAACATTATTTCTGACGAAGCTCTACAAACAGCTTTTGGTATAGATACTGATTTAGAGAAATCTAGAGTTAAAAAAGAAGCAAAAGAAAGAGATAGGGATAGTTATGTTAAAAAATCAGGACCATATCATAATGCAGAATTTGATAATGACCTAAAAAAGATTTCGTTGCAAACCGGAATAGTTACTCCTAGTCAAATAGGTTTAGAATTAGAAAATAAGAAGAAAGGAGAAAAGAGTTTATTAGATATAAAAAACGATGCTATAAACAGTAAACGTTCTGATACAAATTTTTCTCCTAACGGAGTTTCTGGCCAAGGTCGACCTAAGAATAGTAAAGACTCTCAACAAAGAAAAACTAAAGAATTTAGACCGCAAACTGGTGCCAAACTCACAATATGGGCATCTCAAGCAATAGAAAAAATAAATGACATTATTAATCCTAAGTTTTTAGAATTTTATAGCAAAAAAAATATGAGAAGTTTATCTTCTGAAGAGTATTTAGAATCTGAAAACATGAAAACAAAAATATTGTTTGCTTTAGAACCTTTACAAGAAATTACAGAAAATTCTATATCACATGTCATATTTAATTTAAACGATAAAACTAACCAAGAATTATATAAATTGTATCATGAAAATGTTAAATCTGTATCTTCTTTGCAAGAAAAAGAAATAACATTAAATAATCTTAATCTGATCAAGATTCAGAGCATAAAAGATTTTTATTCATAATTGGTGTAAGTGTAGTATAATACAGGAGTAACTTCATGATTATATTTGAACAAGAAATACAAGACGGCTTAGAACAAAAGATTAAGGCTAATGCTAGCATAAGCTACGCTAGCGCCATACACCCAACTTTGCCCAATGAAGAAAAAAAAATAAAAAATCAATTAGATAAAAGTATTGCAAATGTTGATGATTCTGATTTGTATTATGTTCAATCCATATTAGTAACATCTAGTTGGAATAAAAATGACGATATTTTTGATAAAGCTGAAGTTTGGGTGTCTAGAAATACTCCAGAGGACAAACCTACCAATTTAGAACATGACGAAGGCACTATAATAGGTCATATAGTTTCTAATTGGCCAATTGATGAAGACGGTAACATAATCAATGAAGATATAGATATAGAAAATCTGCCCGAAAAATTCCATATATTAACTGGATCTGTCATATACAAAGGTTTCTCCAATCCTGAGTTAAAAGATAGATCGGAAAAATTAATAAGTGAAATTGAAAATGGTATTAAATATGTTAGTATGGAATGTTATTTCAAAGGTTTTGACTATGGTTTAATTAATCAAAAAACCAATGACTACAAAATATTAGCTAGAAATGCAGAAACATCATTTTTGACTAAACATTTAAAAGCTTATGGAGGTTTAGGCGAACACGAAGGCTATAAAATTGGTAGAGTCTTAAGAGGTATAACCTTTTCTGGCAAGGGATATGTTGACAAACCGGCTAATCCCGATAGTATAATATTTAATGGTAACAAAATTTTTGAGAAAAAAAATGACGCTTTTATAAAAGCTGGTGTATCTATTCAAAGTCCCGAAATAATGGAGAACAATAACATGAGTTTAGAATCAGTAGAAAAAAATGTGGCAGAAATCAAAAATAAGATTGAAGCCATGACCGACTGCGAAAAAGCTATCAACGAAGCTAAAACAGTTGCGTCAGATTTACAAATCCAAAATAACGAATTAGCTGAAACCTTAAAGACTACTCAAGCTGAATTGTCTGAGGTTAAATCCGCTTTCGAAGCAGCTGTTCTTGAAAAAGAAGAAGCTGCTAAAAAAATGTCAGAAGACATGAAGAAGAAAGAAGAAGAGATGCAAAAGATGAAAGCAGAATTTGATGCTACAAATGAAATTCTTGCTGCATATAAAGATAAAGAAGCTGAAATGATGAAAAAAGAGAAAAAAATGAAAAGAATGGCTTCTTTAATGGAAATTGGTTTAGATCAAAATGCAGCATCAGAAACTTCTGACAGATTAGAATCTTTAAATGATGAACATTTTGATAGTTTCGCTCAAATTCTTAAAGCCACTTTGGCTTCTAAAGAAGAAACAAATCAGTCAGAGACTGAGGTTAAAGCTGAAGAAAAAACAGAATCAGATATACTAGAAACAGCCGAGGTATCTCCAGAAGCTGATCTTAGTGTTGGTGGAGAAGATGATGTTGAGCAAAATACAAGAGCAGCTTTGATTGATTTTATGTACAGCAGACTAAACAAAAAAAACTTAAACAAGGGAGAATGAAATGGCTCTAAAACCTGATCGTGTTGAATCTTATACTGATATTTCATTTTTCATGAACACAACTGGAGAACGAGGTGGTGTTGTTGTTCATGATACAACTGGTGTTGGTGCTAGCATGGACGATGCCGGTGCTGTAGTAGGATATCCTAATGGAACTGATCTAAGCGGATTAGAGCCAGCAGGTGTTTTACTTAATGATGTTGTTAATTATGACCTAACTAGGCAACATCTCAATTGGCATCGTGACGAGGTCCAAGTTGGCAACAAAGTTACTTTATTGCGTCAAGGCCAAGTTACTACCAATGTTGTTGATCCAGATGTGGCTCCTGCTGCTGGAGAAAGAGCTTATTTTGATGCATTTGGAAGATTTTCCAATGCTGACGTTGCTGGCTCTACTCAAGTTGGTAGATTTTTAAGCGGTCTTGATAGTGATGGTTACGTAAAAGTAGATATTAATATAACTTGATAAAGGGAGAATTTATTCATGGCTACAGAGCGATTTAATCCAACCCCAGAGCTAACAGATCTTCTTGTTAAGTCTGGTTCTTTCAACAAAGAAGAAGCTTTGGCTGCTAACGCAGAGTTTGCCAAGGCTCTAGAGTTACCCCTGCGTCAAGGTATCTTAAATGGAGATATTCTCGATGGTATTTATGAGCCAATAGCATTGTCTCAAGGTGCTACTCCTGAATTTCCATTAGATTTCTTAAGTCCCGGCACAGAAAAGGATTTTGTGGCTTACACAATTCCTAATCATGGCTACATTCCTGAGCGTCATGTTGAGGGTGATTATGTGATGGTTCCAACTTATGATATTGGTGCCAGCATTGATTATCTATTAAAATATGCTCGCGATGCTCGTTGGGATGTTGTTGGTCGTGCTATGGAAGTTCTAGAAGCTCAATTCGTTAAGAAGATGAATGACGATGGTTGGCATACGTTACTTGCAGCGGGTGTTGATCGTAATATCGTTGTTTTCGATAGCGATGCAGATTCTGGTCAATTTACCAAACGTCTTGTTTCTCTCATGAAAACAGTAATGAGAAGAAATGGTGGTGGTAATTCTACTTCTAATAACAGAGGTATGCTAACTGATCTTTATGTTAGTCCAGAAGCTGTTGAAGATATCCGAAACTGGGGTATTGATCAAGTTGACGAAGTTACCCGTCGTGAGATATATGTAGCTTCTGATGGTAGCGGTACTCTTAACAGAGTATTTGGTGTCAATCTACATGATCTTGATGAACTTGGTGAAGGTCAAGAATATCAGCTATTCTATAGCGATGTTTTACTTGGCACATTACCAGCTGGAGATGTAGAAACTGTTGTTGGTCTTGATCTAAGACGTCGTGATAGCTTTATCATGCCAGTTCGCGAACAGGTCCAAATTTTCGAAGACGATACTCTTCATCGTCAAAAACGTGCTGGTTTCTATGGTTGGGCTGAACAAGGCTTTGCGGTATTAGATAATCGTAGAGTTTTAATTGGCTCCCTCTGATATTTAAATATCATACCAAAAGAAAAGGCTGGCAGCTATTTGCCGGCCTTTTTTTTTAGGTGTATATGATATTATATAAATCTTAGCATAAATTTAAGGCTAAAAGTATGGCAGCTACAAAATATGATTTCGATATAGAGCAAGGGTCTTCTTTTAAATTTAGTTTAGTCTATAAAGATAGTAGTAAAAATGTTATTGATTTGACCGGGTGGTGTGCTAGAATGGTTTTAACGACCAATAATAATGCTGTTAAAATATTTTCTACGACTAATCAAGACTTTAATATATACAAATTTGAATTAGACGAACCTAATGCCAAATTAACTCTTTTAATACCAGCTGAAACGACTAATAAATTCAATTTTAAAAGTGCTAAATATGATTTAGAATTACAAAGTCCAGATGATTTGTATGCTGGAGGAGGAAAATATACTACAAGAATTTTATTCGGTGTAATCAACATTATACCAAGATTCAGCAATTCACCACAA